GTGGTAAAAAAGAATTAGAGTGTTTGACTAGAAGAGTAGTTCCCTAGTTTTTAGAACGAGTCTTTTCATGTACATGAAGCATAATCAATGCGTAGTGTATAACCTTCATTAAGTCTTCTTTGTTATATCCATTCTTGTTTCCATATCGTTGTGCATACTTCATAATGTTTCCGATACAGAACCCTTCTCCATGTCCACCGTCAATAATAAACTCTGTTGCTTGAAACTTGTTTTTAGAATAATGTTGATTATAAGTTTTATCAACATAAGTTTTAAGTTCTTTTAGAAATTTATCTTCATCGTATTTATAGTTTGTCTGCATAATATATCCCAAATCCAATTAATATTATAAACCAAGTTAAAGCTGCATACGCATACTTTTGTTTTTTAAGATTGTCTTCTATTCTTTGTAATGTTTCCATTGACTTTTTAAAATAATTTTCTTTCATTATTTTGCCCACCAAGGTGTTTTGCCGTGTTGTTCAACTTTCATATCAGCATAATTAGTTCTTTCATCTGCTTCCTTTTGTTTCTTCCAATTTTTTTTACTATAAGATGTTTGTCCGCCTAAAGTTTCTCTTAAGGGCCCTTCTTTTTCTGCGACCTTCCAGATAGTTTTTTGATGACTAGAGTTATGTGTCCATGCTTGCATTTCTTCTTTTTCTTTTTTAGAAAGAGGAGTTCTCATATTTCTTTTAATAATTTCTTGGTTTCTTTTCAAAAGTTTTTTTTTCTTTGAATTCATGGTTTCGTATTATACACTCCTATGCGTTGTTTGTCAAATATTTTTGTATCAATTCATCACCTTCTAGTTTTTTACCAAAAGTGTGAATAAGTTTTCCGTCTTTCTCTCTTTCAATTCTACCGTCATTATATGTAGTATCAGTGACAGAACCATTCTCAGTATCTTGTGGTCTGTCATCATAATAACAAGTATTGGTTTGATGACAATGTATTTGTTCAATACCTTTAGCCCATTCTTCTGCATCAAGTAATAGTTTTTGTCTTTGCACTACTTCGGTGTATTGTGTCATAATCCTATCTTTTGCACATTTGATATCATCTTCATCATTAACATAACTCTTTCTTGTTCTACACCACTTCTTTTGCAGTCCATTCCAACCATAAAAGTATGTTTGTAAACTTCACTGTTAATGTCATTCCACATTTTTTTCGCAACATAATCAGGTTCTAACATGTTAATACTTTTAAATAAATCTTCTTCTCCTTCTCCAACAAGTATTCTAGTTTTTACCCAACCCAATACGTAGTTAGTCCAATAGACTTCCCTTTCGTCCATTAACCAATGCATGTATGCTTCAAGTAATAATCTTCTTTTAGATTGTCCATAATCACTAAAGGGTAATTTAGGCATGTTTGGATAAAAATTCTTTTCATCATCACAAAGCATTTTTAAACCAGAAGTAGAACCAGTTGTAATCATAATTCTAGGTTCTTTTAGATTTTTATTTTTACACCACCATGTTGATATCTCGTTTTGAGCATAACCACCCCATGCATTATTGAAAAGTATATCTGGATTGTATTCTTTTATTTCCCCTATGATGTTTGGTAAATTTTCTCTAAGGTCGTGTCCCGTTTCCCGAGACATACCCTTTACTTCATAATCACTTGGAGTATTTTCTAGTATTGCTTTACCAATACCAGAAGTATGTCCCGTAATTAGTACCTTCATGGATTTACTTTTTGAATTATCGAAGTTGCGTCTTCGTATGCTTTCTTTATATCTTCATGAGTATCGACTACTAAAACTACTGCAGTTTTTTTAATCGATACTTCTTCGGGAGACTCTACAGATGTCACACAAACACCTTTTGCAAAACCAAATCCCGTTTCACTTTGAATAACCATTCTAGGTTTTTTAATTACGATTACATCTGCACCTTCATCGATGTCTCCAATGTATTCTCCATAGGTTGTCACCACTGTTTTAATCATATTAACTCCACTTAAATTCTTTAAATTTTTCTGCGTTCACTCTATCCCCAGCTTCTGATTTATCAAACACGGGTACATCATCTTTAGTTGTGACCATATTCTGATTGTCATCATCTTCTAGTTTCATTTTACTTCGGTCTACTTTCAAAGTAAATCTATTATATTTAGTCGGGTCGTTATATCTGTTTTTTAACTGTTTGACAAGTATCTTACCCATAGAGTTTAGTTCATCATTTGATATCAATGCAAACATCAAGTCCGCAGTTGCGGGTAAACCAAACGACTCAGAAGTATCTTCCAAGCCTGGGTCGTCACTTGAGAAACCTTGACGGTTTGTTTGTGTTGCACTCATAATCGGTACATTAAATTCTACTGCAAGTCCACGCATTTCTTCTGCAATACTCTTGATATAAGAATAAGAGTTTACTGCACCACCAATCATTTTCATTCTACTTGATGCACAGATATTTAGATAATCGATAAAGATTATTTCAGGAACAAAATTCTTTTTAAGTTTCAATTCATTTAACAATGCACGGAAGTGAGAAGTATTTGCTTGACCCGTAGGATATTCTTTAATAATTAATTTACCTTCTGTCTTTGCATTTATCTGCGATACTTTATCCCTAAACATATCTTTGGATAAGTTTTCTATTTGGTCAATCGGAATATTTAATAAGTTCGCATCAATCCTTTCTGCAATTCTTTCTTCCGCCATCTCCATAGTGATATACAATACATTACGTCCTTGTGATAATATATTAGATGCACAGTGACACATGAATAAAGATTTACCCACACCCGTTCCCGCAAGTGCGATATTTAAAGTCTTGTTAGGTAATCCACCTTTAGTTATCTTGTTAAAGTTATCTAAATCAAAAGGTATACGTTCTTCTTGTTCGTGATAGAAATCATATCGTTCATCTACTTGTTCAAGATAATCGTGTCCGATATTAGTATCAAAAGAAACTCCAAGAGCCTTTGACAATACGTCAGGTATCGCATTCTTTTTTAGGGTTGCATGTTTACCGTCAATGATAGAGATAGACTCCATGACTGCATTATATACTGAACGGTCTTGACACCACTTCTCAGTTCTTTCAATTAACCAATCTAAGTTTTCGGACTCAGGTGTAAAGATATTTGGTAAAAGTTCCATACCTTGTCGATAGTTCTCTTCACTAAGTTTACCACTTTCATCTATCTCAATCTTAAATGACTCAAGGGTTGGTATCTTATTATACTTAGATACAAACTTTGCGACTTCTTTAAATAAGTCTTTATATACACCGTCAAAATAATCGGGAACAAGAAAAGGTAAAACTCTTCTTGTATACTCTTCGTTGGTCAGTAAATTTCTAAGTATCGTCTGTTCTAGATTTATATTCATCTTCTATCCATTCTAAATTTTCTTTAGTCGCCATAATTTCACCCGTATCTTTATCTTGTGCAATCATAGAACCGTCAGTTATAGATTTGTCGATTATACTAGAAAGTATTCTACCACAGTACTCTTGAAAAGTCAAATTTGTTTCTACTTCTAAGTCGGGGTCGGGACTACTCACTATCTCATAATTAAATGTAAGTGCATCTCTTTTTCCGTCAAACGCAACATTACCATATCGAATTACCGTTTCAGGATATTCTTCTAGTAGTCTTACGTCCCAACCCCTAGTATCATCTACTTGTGGAATGATTTCGTAATGAACTCCTTCACTGAGTGTTGATAGGATACCTTGTTTGGTTAGTTCCCAATCACTCATATTGAATAAGTTTGTTTTATGTAATCTTTGAAATCTGTTGTTTCAAATATCGGACTCCAGAACTCAGCATTGAGAGTGTCTTTTTCACGAACCTTGTTTCCGATAGTTTCACCAGTCCCTTTATCAACAACCATATACCAACCATTACTAGGCTTAACGATATAACCACCACTAACAGCAATGTCCAACAAACCTGAGTAAGACTGTATACCACCTTCCCACGACACCGAGATAGGAATTTTCGACTTTTCTTTAACATATCTACTCTTATCTATATTAATAATAAAGTGATACCCTTTTATTTCTGTACCAGACTTGTCTTGTTGTCTACCAACAATCCAAATGTTATCCGCAGAATAATAAATACCCGTACCACCACCAACAATATCTTTTGGAAATAAACCAATCTCTTTGTATGTATGGTTTACTGCAATCAATGGAATGTTCTTCATCTTAAGATAAGGTGTAGACATTCTGA